TCCAATCACACCAACTGAGGAAATCTTAGATGGTACAGCAACATGGGGTACAAGTAACCAAGGTCACTTGACACCACAGAAGATTGGTACAGATACACAGATCGCAACTATCTGTCATAGAGGTTTTGCGTATGCTGTTGACGATGTAGCTGTATTGGCTGCTGGTGAAGATCCAATGGGTCACATCAGAAACCAAATTGCAGATGCTATCAATAAATTAAATTCTGCAAGACTATTTAGCTTGTTAGATGGTTTGTTCGGATCTACATTTGGGCCATTAGGTTCGAACTGTTTAGATTTATCTAAGGGTGCTGCTTCTGGTGCTGATACTGATAACTTCTTAACAGCCTCTACTGTTGCAAGAGGAAGATCACTTCTTGGAACAAGAGGAGATGAGCTAGATACTCTAGTTGTTCACCCATCTGTTGCTTACTATCTATATCAAGTTGGTATGCTTACATTCTCAACATCTGCTCTCACAACTGGTGGTGCAGTAACTTGGGGTGGTGGCGGTGTCGGTGTTAATGAAACAAGCATCGGTCAATTTGCTGGAATGAATGTTGTTATTGACTCTCAGGTTAATACAGTTCATCCTGGTACAACAGGTCATCAGAAAGAGTTCCGTTGCTACTTAATTAAGTCAGGAACAATTCTTGAAGGTGAGCAATCTCCTCTAAGCATTGAAGCAGAAAGAAACATCTTATCTAAGCAAGATGTTATGTCTGTTGACTACCATAGTGCTTATCACGTTATGGGAACTAAGTGGACATCTGCTTCAGACAACCCAACTAACGCAGCATTAGCTAACGATAACAACTGGGCAATTACATACGATGCTGATTTAATTCCTATAGTTGAATTAATCGTTAACTCACCACTTGATACAGGTACTAATCCTTAATATCATTAAAGTGTGGTCATTAAACCTCATCAATTATTGGTGGGGTTTTTTCTTTACGCTACAATAAAATTAAATTACTTTAATAATCGTGGCAGCTACCATAGACGCAACAATAAAAGGAGAAAATGCCAATAGTTATGTCACGTTGACAGAAGCTAATGATTATTTTGATACCTCCCCAGATTCTTCAACTTGGACAAATAAAACAGATGACCAAAAGAAAAGATCATTAATATCAGCTACTAGATGGATTGATACCTTAGTTTTTTATGGAGATAGATGTGATGATGGACAGGCATTAAAGTTTCCGAGAAATAATTATCAAGTAGATGGTGTTGAATTAGCTTGTTCTAAAATTCCTAATGGTATTAAGTATGCACAATATGAATTAGCTAGGGCTTTAGCAAATGATACTGATGCTATTACTGGTACTACTGGTAAAGATGGTAATTTTTCTGAGGTACAATTAGGAGATTTGCAAGTTAAATATAATACTGCAAGTCAGGGAACAGGATCTATAAATAATATTCTTGACGTTTACCCGTGGTTACAAAGTTATCTTGGAGCATATATGCTAGGTGGAGCAGGTAGTTTTCAGATGAGGGTAGTTAGAGGATAATGGCAGGTCAACTTGATTCATTATTTAAAGATGTTGCAAAAAGTGTTGTAGCACAACTTGGAGATTCATTTGACCACAGTATTACTTATACAAAAAAAGCATCTCCTTCTTACAATACTTCTACTGGTGCTCTGACTACAACTGATACTAGCTACAGCATTAAAGTTCCAATATCTTTTGTTCGTTCTGAAGAAGAAACTGGACAAGAAATGAGACAGGCAAAATTGTATATAACACCAGATCAAATAGGAGATAATCAGGCAGATTTAGATGATGAAATTACATTAAGTTTTGGTGGGTCAAACAGAGTTGCACAAATAGTTGATATTGATACCAAAAAAGGTGGACAAGTTTATCTTTTTATTATTATCGTGAGGTTCTAATGGTTACAAGAACTCTTCGAGATTTACCAAAAGATTTAGATAAAAATATTTCAAGAGATTTTAATGCTCTTATAAAAAAAGTTCATCGTACTTTATCAACAAAAAAACATAGTCCTGTTTATACAGGTTTCTTTGCTTCAAGTTGGGTGGCACAAGGGAGTCCTGTAAAACCTAGAGATGCTATTGAAAAGTTTTCCCCGTGGGCTGGTATTAAACAACAAGCTACAGCAGAATTTCTTAAAAATCGTAATGCTAATGCAGGTAATAAATCTACTGGTTATTACAATGTAAAACCTGTAATAGAACCCAGATTTCCTGTAAAAAGAGCATTTAATTATAGGAGATCAGTTTTTATCGGTAATAGAGTTGAATATTCTGTTTATGCCTTAGAAGGTGGTAAATTACAGTTATTCATTCAAGGATCATTAGGAAGAATGATAAAAGAAACCATGACAGATAAAGGTAAGTTATTTCTTGGAGGTAGTACAACATTCAATAACTCTCCTGGATCTACTGCAACACAAAGACCTGCTGGTATTAAATATACTGAATTTTAATTATGACTTTAGTAAACGCAAGAGCAGCTTTTGAAAAAGCAGTAACAGACGCAGTTGCAGCAGCAGATAATACTGTTGAAATGGTATATGACAATGTTCATTACACCACCCCTGGTAAAAGTAAAAAATATATTCTGATGTCAGTTGAATTTACACAGGCAACATTACAAAATCAGGGAGCAGCTTCAGATTATTATGCTGGTGTTATTCAATGTAATGTGTATGTTCCAAAGGGTAAAGGCACTGCAACTCTTTCTGCGATAGGAGAGGCTGTTATTGATGGACTTACTTCTGTTAATGCCCCTGGTTATAGTGATACATTTAGTTGTAAACCAAGAGTTCTTGATATTAATGGTGTGACCCCACTAGAGATTGAAGATAGAAGTCATTTTGTCGGTCTAATATCTTGCCAATTTACTGCTAATGCCTAATATAAGTATAATATAAATATTATATTAGATTACTATGGAAGCGATTGAACTGCTTAAGAATAAATTTGGTGTGAGCCAAAGATATATGTTTGAGTTAAAAGATGGAGAAGAAACAATTTTAGAAATTTATTGGAATCCATTAACTATTGCAGAAAGAGAATCAATTATTGCAAAATCAGGAGATACTGCTTCGGGAGATGAGTTTGCTTTAAATCTTATGATTACAAAGGCATTAGATAAAGATGGTAAAAGATTATTTCAAGATGGACATAAAGCATCATTAAGAAGAGAGGTAAATGCTGGTGCTTTACAAGATATACAACTTGCCATGTTAAATTCTGGTGCTGAATATAAATTGGAGGAAGCGAAAGCAGATTTAAAAAGCTAAGAATGATTGGTTTTTTATATTCTTTCTTGCAAAAGAATTAGGAATGACCATAACAGAACTTACAGATAAATTAACTCAAGAAGAACTCATACATTGGGTAGCTTTTTTTGAATTAAAAAAGGAACTAGAAGATAAAGCAATACAAAACGCAAAAGATAAATCACGGGCAAGAAAACACTAAAAGCGGTACACTAAAATAAAGTTTTGTTTTTTCTGTGGCTGATTACGGAGTAAATATAAAATTTAGAACTATTGGCTTGTCTCAGCTTGATAAAGCAAAGGCAAAAGCAAAAGAGTTAGAGACAAGTGTAAGTAAAATTAGAAGTTTAGATTTAGGAAAAGCAATAAGAGGAAAAGTAGGAGATCAAGTTGCAGAGGCAACAGGACAAATTAGAAGGTATGCAAAACAAGTAAATCAAACAGGAAAAGTAATTGGTGCAACTAGAAAACAGCAAATGGCTGCTTTAGAAGCATTTGAAATGATGAGAGATGAAGTTGCAATTGGTTCAGTAATGTTTAACGAAATGAATGAGGCGATTGCAAATCAAACAAGATTAATGTCTCAGAACACAAGTGCAACTACTAAAAATTCTAGTGCAAAGAAAAAACAGGCTATGTTCCCTGGAATGAATCAGGGATTTTTAGCTAATGCTAGAGGTGCTGTTATGGGAGGTGGTGCATTACAAAGTGGTTTAGTTAGTGGTGCATTTCCACTATTATTTGGACAAGGTTTAGCTGGAGGTATTGCTGGTTTTACTGGTGGTTTTGCAGGAACTAAGATTGGTGGACAGATGGGAGGCTTTGCAGGAGGTCTTGTTGCAACTGCTGCTTTACAACAAATAACCACAGTTATTGAAGGATTAAAAGAATTTAGTAAGGCTCTTGATCCTTTAACTTTAGATATTCCAACAGTTGCAAAAGCTATAGGAATAACAGGTACACAAACAGAAAAATATCTTAAATTAATTGAACAAACACAAGGTAAACAAGCTGCTTACAATGCTGCTGTTGAAGAAACAACTAAAGTTATTGGTGCAGATGGTGTAAGAGCATTAAAACAATTTACAGAAGGAACTCAAGATTTTACGAATGAAATGACTAAATTCTTTACAAGGATTGGAGTTGAAATAATAAAATTATTTAATAAAGCATCAAACGCTGCATCACAAGGAAGAGTTGTAGGATTTAGAAGGTCAAATTTATTAAATGAGGCAAGTAATACTGTATTTGACCCAACAAATAAAACAGATGCAGAGATTATAGATTTACTTGCACAAAAAGAAAGAACAAGAAATAGAAATAAAAAACAACAGTTAGATAACCAAATAGTTCAACTAATGATAATAAGAGAAAAAGAACAAGCAGCAGCAAAAGAAGCAGAATTTAGAAGATTAGAATATGAAGCTGTTACCCAAAGTTTGCAAGATCAGCTTACTTTTTTAAATAATGCAATTACTTTAGGTTCTGCTGAAGCACGATTACAACAAGAAAAAGCCATGATTATTAAAAAAGCTCAAGATGCTGGTAAAAAATATGATGCAGACCAAATTGAAAGGGATTTAAGACAAAGAGAAGCTCTTAAAAAAATTCAATCATTATATGATGGTATTGCTTCTTCAGTAGAAACAGGTTTAGTTGATGCAATAGAAGGTGCGATAAATGGCACAAAAACTCTTGGAGATGTTGCTCGTAGTGTATTTACACAAATTCAAAGATCACTTATACAATTTGGTGTTAATGCCTTTCTTGGTGGACTTCCTGGTATCGGTGGATTTTTTAGAGCTAATGGTGGTCCTGTTAGTGCTGGTAAAAGTTATATGGTTGGAGAACGTGGCCCAGAAATGTTTGTTCCAAATGCAGGTGGTCGTATAGTTCCTAATTCTGATATGGGTGGTTCGACTAATGTTGTAGTAAATGTAGATGCTTCTGGTTCTAATGTTCAAGGAGATCAACAACGTGGTAAAGAACTTGGTGCTGCCTTGTCAGTAGCGATACAATCAGAATTATTAAAACAAAAACGACCTGGAGGCTTACTTGCATAATGGCTACTTTTCCCTCGATAAAGCCTACATATGGACAACAAAAAAGTTCTGCTCCATTAACTCGTACAATTCGTTTTGCTGATGGGTTTGAACATAGAATATTATTTGGATTAGCAGAACATCAAAATCCAAAAATATATAATTTTACTTTTGAAGTATCGGAAACGCAAGCAGATGAGATAGAAACCTTCCTTGATGCCCGTGCAAACGACAGTGATAGCTTTGATTTTACTGCACCTGGGGAAGCTACTGCACAGAAGTTTGTTTGCGAAAACTGGTCAAAATCTATACCATATAACAATAGAGCAACAATTCAGACAACATTTAGAGAAGTATTTGAACCATGAGTACTGCTCCGATTATTACTGATCTACAAAAGATCAATCCTTCAGCAATAATTGAACTTTTTACTATTACAACTGACGCTGCATTACATGGATCGACAGCTACTTATAGATTTCATGCAGGTACAAACAGAGTAGGAAATGGAGATATTATCTGGGCTGGTAATACTTATATAAAAATGCCAATAGAAGCAGAGGGTTTTGCATTTCAAAAAGGACAATTACCTAGACCAACTCTTAGAGTGAGTAATGCTCTTGGAACTATTACTGCTATTTTACTAAATGTAAACTCTATAACTGCTGGTAATGATTTGACAGGAGCTACAGTTACAAGAATCAGAACTTTAGCTAGATATTTGGATTCGATAAATTTTCCAGGGAATACTAATCCATTAGGAACACCAGATCCTACAGCAGAGTTTCCTCAAGAGATATACAAAATTGATAGAAAGTCAGCAGAAAACAGAGAAATAGTTGAATTTGAATTAGCAGCAGTATTTGATCTTGTTGGTATCAGAGCACCAAAAAGACAATGCACTAGAACAGAGTTCCCTTCGATTGGTACGTTTATAGCATGAATTGGAAAGAGGAAGCACTTGTTCATGCGAAAGACCAAGATCCTAAAGAGTCTTGTGGTCTTTTATTAAATATTCGAGGAAAAGAAAGATATTATCCATGTCGTAATCTCTCAATGACAGATCATCAATGTTTTATTATTGATCCAGAGGATTATGTAAAGGCAGATAATACTGGAGAGATAACAGCCGTAGTTCATAGTCACCCTGTAACACCACCTACACCTAGTCAGGCAGATCAGATTAGTTGTGAACAAAGTAATCTTCCATGGCATATCGTTAATCCAAAAACAGAAACTTGGGGATATTGTGAACCTTGTGGATATAAGCCACCTTTGCTTGGCAGACCTTGGGTTTGGGGTGTTACTGATTGTTGGTCTTTAGTAAAAGATTGGTATAAAGAAGAAAAAAATATTGAATTAAAAGATTGGGATAGACCTACAACACCAGAAGAGTTTATTTTGAATCCTTTGTTTGAAACTTGTGCATGGAGAACTGGATTTAGAGAACTTAGACCAGATGAGAAAACAATGAATGGCGATGCTTTGTTAATGTCCATTGGATCTCCTGGTTTAAATCATGTAGCTATTTTTTTAGATGGAGATGTTTTACATCATTTAACCGATAGACTATCTTGTAGAGAGCCTTATTCTCAATGGTTATTAAAATGCACAGGAGGTAGGTATCGTTATGTTGCGTAAACTAAAGTTATATGGCGAGCTTGCAAAGTTTGTAGGGCATAAAGAGTTTGAAATACAGGTAGATAGTCTTGGAAAAGCAGTTAGTTTTCTTGTTAATAATTTTCCGCAGGTAGAGAAATATATGAATCCTCAATATTATCAGGTAAAAGTTGGTAATTATGCTGTAAATGAGGAGGAATTACATCATCCAATAGGACAGCAAGATATACATATCGTTCCTGTTATATCTGGTGCTGGTGGTAGTACAGGAAAAGTATTACTAGGAGCAGCTTTGATTGGAATAGGAATGGCAAGCGGTGGAATAACTTTTGCAAGCTTTTTTAATCCTGCCGTAGTTCCTTATGCACCAGGTTTTGCTTCTGCAACTGGAATTGTAAAAGCTACGATTGCTTTAGGTGGTGCTTTAGTTTTACAAGGAGTAAGTGAGATGTTATTTCCTTTGCCTAAGCCAAAAGAATTTAAGTCAGAACAAGATCCACAATTATCATTTAGTTTTTCTGGTACGCAAAATACATCAAGAGCAGGCACTCCCGTTCCAATAGTTTATGGAGAGATAGTTACAGGATCAGTTGTTATAAGTGGTGCGATTGATACTCAGCAGGTACAAGCATGACCAAATCAAAAATTATCAGAGGATCTGGAGCACCTTCTCCTCCTACCCCACCCCAACCAACCAGAGCACCTGATACTTTACATAGTAGGCAGTTTGCTACTTTTCTTGATCTCATTTCTGAAGGAGAGATTGAAGGTTTTGCGTCTGCATCGAAAGAAGGCAGAACGCAGGGAACTGCTGCATATAATAATGCTGCATTGAAAGATGTATTTTTAAATGATACTCCTGTTTTAAAATCAACTGCTGATTCAACTAATCCAGCTACAACTGATTTTAATTTTCAAGATGTAACATTTAATCCTAGATTTGGAACATCAGGACAGACAAAAGTTGAAGGTATTGAAAGTAGTTCTTCTGTTACAGCAGTAGGTATTACTGTTACTCAATCTTCTCCTGTTACAAGACAGATAACAAATTCAAATGTAGATGCAGTAAACGTAACTATAACCTTTCCACAATTACAAAGAGCAACAGATCAAGGAGATTTATTAGGTTCTTCTGTTCAATTAAAAATAGCGGTTCAATATAATTCTGGTGGTTTTACTGATGTTATTGATGATACTGTCACAGGTAGAAGTGCTGATGCCTACCAAAGGGATTACAGAGTAAATCTTACAGGTGCTTTTCCTGTTGATATAAGAGTTACAAGAGTAACAGCAGATAGCTCAACTTCAAGTCTTATAGATGCTTTTACATGGACAAGTTTTGGAGAAATTATTGATGATGCTAACACTTATGCCAACAGTGCTTATGCTTCTCTCAGATTGGACTCTATGCAGTTTCAATCAATACCAACAAGAAAGTATCGTATTAGAGGAATAAAAGTAAGGATTCCTGGTGCTGGTGCAAATAGTTCTGGTACTCCGAGTATTGATTCCGCTACTGGTCGTATTATTTATCCTGATGGGTATATTTTCAATGGTGTTATGGGTGCTGCTCAATGGTGTTCATGCCCTGCGATGGTCTTATTAGACTTACTTTTGGACACACGTTATGGATTTGGTAATCATATAACAGAAAGTTCTCTTGATTTATTTTCTTTTGTTACTGCCAGTAAGTTTGCAAATACGTTGGTATCAGATGGATTTGGAGGACAGGAAGCCAGATTCAGTTGTAATGTAAATATTCAATCATCAAGTGAAGCGTTTGATCTGATAAATGAATTAGCAGGTGTTATGAGATGTATGCCAATATGGTCTGCTGGAAGTATTCTTCTTGCACAAGATAGCCCTAAAGATTCAAGTTATTTATTCAATCTTGCAAATGTAACTGAAGAAGGATTTAGTTATTCGGGAAGTGGATTAAAAACAAGAAATACTGTAATTTCTGTTTCTTATTTCAATATGGATAGTAGAGAAATAGATTACGAAGTTTATGAAGATACCGCTTCAATAGCTAAGTTTGGAGTAATTATTAAACAGGTAAAAGGATTTGCCTGTACATCAAGAGGTCAGGCTAGAAGATTAGCAAAAGCTATTTTATTTGCTGAACAAAACGAAAGTGAGATAGTTGCATTTGCGACCTCTATAGATTCTGGTGTTGTTGTAAGACCTGGTGCTGTTATTGATATTGCTGATCCTGTCCGTTCTGGTGTAAGAAGAGGGGGAAGAGTTACTGCTGCAACAACAACTCAAATAACTGTAGATGATACTGCTGCAACAGATTTACCTACAACAAACAATCCAACACTAAGTGTAGTCTTGCCAAATGGAACAGTAGAAACAAAAACTGTTCAATCTATATCTGGTGCGGTAATAACAGTTGCTTCTGCTTATTCTGATACTCCAAATGTAAATACTGTTTGGCTCTTACAGAATGATACAGTTCAAGCTCAGAAGTTCAGAGTAATAACAGTAGAAGAATCTGATGGTATAAATTATGCTATTACGGCTTTGTCTTATGTAAATGCTAAATATGCGTTTATTGAAGATGGTGCAAGTTTACCTGCAAGAACAGTATCTATATTAAATCTTCCAAAAGATCCTCCATCGGCATTACAGGCTGAAGAGAAAATTGTTGTTATTAATAATCAAGCCGTATCTAAGTTAATTCTCAGTTGGCAACCTATTGTCGGCGTTACGCAGTATCAAGTGAACTATAGATTTAACAATGGTAACTTCATATCTCAAACTGTATCTGCTCCTGACTTTGAGATATTCGATAGTGATGTTGGAACGTATGAGTTTCAAGTGTTTAGTTATAACGCAGCATTACAGACGAGTGCTACTTCTGCTGATCTTACTTTTGTTGCACAGGGTAAAACTGCATTACCAGCAAACGTCACTGGTTTGACAGCAGAGCCTATCAGTGAAAAGTTAGTAAGACTTAGATGGAATTTATCTACTGATGTTGATGTTATTCATGGTGGTCGTGTTTTTGTAAGACACTCTACAAAAACAGATGGAAGTGGTACATTTTCTAATTCTGTTGATTTGATTGAGGCACTTGCAGGTAATACAACAACTGCTGAAGTTCCATATCTTGAAGGTGAATATATTTTAAAATTCCAAGATGATGGAGGCAGATTATGTGCTGGTGAGACAAGTGTAATTATTGATCTTCCTGATAATCAAGCTCCCTTGATAACACAGACTAGAAGAGAAGATTTAGATAGTCCTAAGTTTCAAGGAACAAAAACCAGTATTGATTTTGATTCTGCTACAGGAACTATTAACTTAGCTGGTTCTGGTTTGTTTGATACGATAACTGACTTTGATGCTATTGGATCTTTGGATGATTTTGGTGGTATTGCAAGTTCTGGTACTTATGATTTTGGAGGAGCAGCAGGTAGTACAACTTTAGATTTAGGTGGTGTGTTCAGTCTTGATCTCAAACGTCACTTCTTGACAGAAGGTTTTTATCCATCAGATTTATTTGATTCCAGAGGTTTGATTGATGATATTACAGATTTTGATGGAGCTACAGCTACAGATGTTAATGCTGAAATGTTGGTAAGAGTTACACAAGATGATCCATCTGGATCACCTACTTATTCTGATTTTCAGACTTTTGCAAATGGTACTTATAAAGGCAGAGGATTTCAATTTAGAGCTAAGTTAACAAGTAATGATACTGCACAGGATATTAGAGTTTCACAGTTAGGCTATACAGCATCTTTACAGAGAAGAACAGAACAAGGTAATCTAACAGCAAGCGGAGCAGGTGCAAAGGCTATTACTTTCACTCATCCGTTCTTCACTGGAACGTCAGCATTATTAGGAGCAAATTCCAATTTACCCTCTATTGGTATCAATGCTCAGAATATGGCATCAGGAGATTACTTTGAAGTGTCCAGTGTATCTGGAACGGGTTTTACTGTTCACTTTAAAAATTCATCAAATGCTTCGATTGATAGGAATTTTACTTATCAGGCTGTCGGATTTGGTAAAGGAGGGTAGAATAGGCACAATGTTACTTGTTTAAATGGCAGAACACGATTTTATAATTGATAACGGAACGGGAAGTGCAGTCCGTAGTGACATCAATAGTGTTTTACAAGCTATTGCGTCTAATAATAGTAAATCTGGTGCGTTGACAACCAACTATGCGTTCCAATGGCACGTTGATACATCTGATGGACTTTTAAAGATAAGAAATGCAGCAAATAATGGATATGTAACTGTAGGAACAGCAGCCAGTACTAATTTAGGATTGATGCCTCAAGCTGGTGGTACTTTTACAGGAAAGATAACGCATAACTATACGTCTAGTCTGACCATACCATCTGGCACAACGGCTCAGAGAGATGGTAGTCCTGCTGTTGGTATGTTTAGACATAACTCAACTCTTAACCAGTTTGAAGGCTATAACAATGGTGCTTGGGGTGCTATCGGTGGAGGTGCTGGAGCTACTGGTGGAGGAACAGATGAGGTATTTTTTGAATCGGATCAAACTGCAACAACTTCTTACAGTATTACTGCAAATAAAAACGCACATACTGTTAGTCCTACAATTAACTCAGGAGTCACAATAACTGTGCCTTCTGGGGCAGTTCTTGTTATCTTATAGTTATGCCAATAGCAATCAACGGATCAGGTTCAGTAACAGGCTTATCAGTCGGGGGATTACCTGACGGAACTGTTGATCGTGATACTTTAGCTACAAATGCAAAAGGTAGTATTCTTCAAGTTTTACAGACACTTAAAACCGATACATTTACTACAACCAGTTATACTTTTACAGATGTTACAGGTTTAAGTATAGCTATTACTCCTTCATCTACTTCTAGTAAAATTTTAGTTCAAGTTCATCTTGGTTTTGTAGGAGGAGATTCAGTATCTTATTCACATTTTCAACTTGTAAGAGGTTCAACAGCTATAGGAATAGGAACAACTGCATCAGGAAGTAATCAATCAAACATAGGTTTTGGTGCAAATTGGAACAGTCCTACTGTATATTCTGGAGAAAATGCTAGTTTTCAGTTATTAGATTCTCCAAATACAACAAGTGCAACTACTTATAAATTACAAATGAGATCTGCCTATGCTAGTAAATCAGTTTACGTTAATAGAACCCATCACAACGGAGATGAAGTTTATCATGGTAGATCTGCGTCAACTATTACAGTAATGGAGGTAGCAGTATAATGTCTAAAATTTCATTAAAACACTCAGGCGGTAATGTTGTTTCACTCAACTCACCAACTTCCGCACCAACTTCAGCAGACGTAGCATTTAAACTACCAAATGCTGATGGTACATCTGGTCAGGCTCTTGTTACAGATGCTTCGGGAAATTTATCATTTGCTGGAACAGGTAAAATTCTTCAAGTTGTTCAAACTTTTAAAACTGATGCAACTTCTCAAAGCGGTAACAGTGCCACTACTTTTTATGATATTTCTGGAATGTCAGCAAGTATTACTCCTAGTAGTTCATCAAATAAAGTTTTAGTGATGTGGACTTGTAATGTCTCCTCTAGTGGTAACTCAGGCAGAAATAATACTATTAGACTTTTAAGAGGTAGCTCAAGTGTTGGAAATAGTACAACTGGCTCAACTGAAAATGGACAATGTTTTGATAAAACAGATCAAAATAAAATTAGACCACTAAATATGATGTATTTAGATAGCCCTAATACTACTTCTGCAACTACATATAAATTACAATGGGCAATTGAAGGGTCGGGTGGTAGTGCTACAACTTACTATCTCAATGAAACTCAGTATGGTAGTTATGGAACAACATCACATATTACATTAATGGAGGTAGCGGCATAGTGGCTATCTTCTATAATTAAGAAAAAACTATTATGGCCTTAGATCACGAAGCTATTTACAAAGCATACGCTGGAACTGTTGTTTCTATAGATGATTCTGCTGGTGCATTTGATAAAGATGGTAAATCAGTAACTTTAGATGACAGTCTTGTGACAAAAGCAAGAACTGAACTTAATACGGCTGCTGCTGCTATCAAGTATCAAACTGATAGAACAACTGATGGTTCTACAATTTATGCTTCTTTTGGAGATCAGCTTGATATGCTTTACAAAGATATAGTTGCTGGAAAATTAGATACTACTGGAACGTGGGCTACTCATATCAAAGCTGTAAAAGACGCTAATCCCAAGCCATGAGTACACTAAAAGTCACTAATGTTGCACACGAAACAAGCACTTTAAACACGCTTGTATTTGATAATGGTGGTGGTTCTGGGAATGGAAGAGTTACTACAAAAGGAACTATCGGAGAAATATCTGCTGTTTCCTACGCATCTACAATTACGCTAGATTTCAGAACTGCTAATAATTTTTCTACAACACTTACTGGTAATACTACCTTTGCCAACCCTTCCAATATTTCTGCTGGGCAAAGCGGTGTTCTGTTTATAACTCAAGATGGTACAGGAAGTAGAACCGCAGCATTTGGATCGTATTGGGATTTCAGTGATGGTACAGCACCTACATTATCAACAGGTGCAAACCAGGTAGATGTTATTGCTTGGATAGCACGAACTAATACAAACATAGCTGCACAGTTTATTGGAAACTTTAGCTAATGAGCAGTCTTGGCAGTCCTAATCCTTTCTTCATAGCAGGGAAGAAAGCATACGAAGTAGAACGTAGTTTAAGGTTTAATGATGATGATAGTGCACATTTAAACAGGACACCTAGTAGTGCTGGAAATCGAAAAACATGGACTATTAGTTTTTGGTTTAAAAGATGTACTCTATCCAGTTCGCCAGATGGACAGAGAGTTTTTTCAGCATATAACGGCTCTGATGGTCAATATCAATCTGGTTTGAAATTTAGAGTTACTGATAGACTTCAAATTTTCAATATGCCAAATGGTAGTATGGATACTAATTTACAGACCAATAGACTTTTTAGAGATGTGTCCGCTTGGTATCACATAGTTGTTGCTGTGGACATGACTCAATCAACTGCTTCTGACAGGGTAAATATTTATGTAAATGGAGTGCAGGAAACATCTTTTAGCACAGAAAATTATGGTACACAAAATACAGATTGGTGGTTTAATAATAATTCAAAACAAACCATAGGAAGAGATGGAGCATATCTTGGTCAAAAAATTGATGGATATTTAGCAGAAGTTAATTTAATTGATGGTTTTCAGTATGACTCATCATATTTTGGAGAAACAAATGCAGTAACAGGTCAATGGAATCCTAAAAAATATACAGGAAGTTATGGAACAAATGGATTTTATTTGAATTTTTCAGATAATTCTGGAACGACTGCAACAACACTTGGTAAGGATTATTCTGGCAACGGCAACAATTTCACACCAAATAATTTCGCAGTTAGTGATGCTGTAAAAGACAGTCCTACAAATAATTTTTGTACTTTAAACGCTCTTGATTTCACTGGTGGTTCTTTAGTTGAGGGAAATTTAAAACAAGATAATTCTGGTGCAACTAATACATCAGGAACTTTTGGGATGCAGAGTGGTAAATGGTATTGGGAAATTTATTTTAATAGTTCTAGCGGAGGCGTTTTTGGAGTAGGAATTGGCGAATCAAAAAAAGGATCTGCGTTAAATGACTTAACAAGACATTATGGATATTCAACAAATGGTCAGTTTTATACGACTGTAAATGGAAGTTCTACAGCAGCAGGATATGGAGCAACCTTAAGTGCTGGAGATATACTTGGTGTTAAATTTAATGCTGATACAAGAGAAATTGATTTTTTAAAAAATAATTCATCACAGGGTTATACAGTTACTTTAGCTGATGGGTTTCTTTATTTACCTGGTTTTCACGCAAATAATTCAGATATTACTGTTAATTTTGGTCAAGATAGTACATTTGCTGGTGCTAAAACAGCACAAGGTAACACAGATGCAAATGGTAAAGGAGATTTTTATTATTCAGTACCTAGTGGATTCAAAGCATTATGTTCAGCAAACTTACCCGAACCAACAATTAAGCTACCCAATAAACATTTTGATACTTTACTATTTACAGCAAATGCTTCAACACAGGTTGTAACTGGTTTAAATTTCCAACCAGATTGGGTTTGGGGTAAAAGTAGATCAGATAATTATGACCATGAATTATATGACGCAGTTAGAGGTCCTTTAAAAAGACTTAAATCTAATGCAACAGATGCAGAATTAACTGACGCTCAAAATCTACAATCATTCAATAGTAATGGTTTTACTTTAGGTTCACAAACAAATATGAATTACAATAGTGGTTCAAGTATAGTTGCATGGAACTGGAACGCTGGCGACACAGATGGTAAAACTTACACGGTAACAGTTGTTTCTGATTCTGGTAATAAATATAGATTTGATGGTTATGGAACGTCTGCTGTAACTCTTGATCTTGCAGAAGGTGGTACTTATATTTTCGATCAATCTGATAGTTCTAATTCTGGACACCCCTTAAGGTTTTACACAGCAGCAGATAAAACAGGTGGACAATATACAACAGGTGTTACTACTGCTGGTACTCCTGGTTCAAGCGGTGCTTATACACAAATTGTTGTAGCTGCTTCTGCTCCTACGCTCTATTATCAATGCTCTGTACACGCTGGTATGGGAGGTCAGGCCAATACAAACTCAACTCTTGGATCAAGTAATTTTGATGGGTCAATACAATCAACCGTAAAAGCAAATGCTTCATCAGGTTTTAGCATTGGTCTTTTTACGGGAACGGGTTCAAACGCAAGTATTGGACATGGTTTAGGAGTAGCACCATCGCTTGTTATTGCAAAATCAAGAAGTCATTCAGATAATTGGTTTATTTATCATAAATCATTAGGAGCTAACGCCTATATTATGCTTAATTCTACAAACGCAGCCGATACAAATAACTCAACTGTTTGGCAAAATGTATCTCCCACAAGTTCTGTTTTTTACGCTTCAACAGGTGGTTACAATGATAGTGGTCAAAATTTAGTTTTTTATGCTTTCAGCGAAGTCGCAGGGTATAGCAAGTTTGGAAAATATACAGGCAATAATTCTACTAATGGCCCGTTTGTTTTTACAGGTTTCAGACCAGCTTATGTCTTAATAAAATCAACAGGTGGTTCAACAAACTGGGAATTGAGAGACAGTACAAGAAATCCTACCAATCCTACTAATATATACATAAGTCCAAACCTAAGTGGTGCTGAAGGTACAACTGACAATTATTTAGATTTTCTTTCTAATGGTTTTAAAGTTAGAGCAGCAAATAATGATTCATGGAATAATAATGGGCAAACTTATATTTATTATGCTTTTGCAGAATCTCCTTTCAAAAATGCAAGGGCAAGGTAATATATAAATATGGCTTTTTTATTAGACGGAAAACCCTTAGCAGTTGATGTTCCTTTTACTTATGGGGATATACATTACCCTGCTAACTGGTTAAGACTATCAACAGCAAAAGAGAAAAAAGATCTTGGTATTACTGAGGTTGCAGATAGTCCAGTATATGACTCACGTTTTTATTGGGGTAATGGAACTGCAAAAACACTTACAGATACAAACGAAGTTGATGAGAATGGTGATCCATTATTAGATGAAAATGGAGATCAGGTTGTTACTTTAGGTGTTAAATCAGTATTAAAGGCACAAGAAAAAGCAACTGCTGGTTCCTTGTTAGCAAAATATGATTGGTACGTAGTAAGAAAAACAGAGACATCAAAAGCAATACCTACAACAATAAAAACTTACAGAACTGCCGTTAGAACTGCTTGTCTGACCAGAGAAACGGAGATTGATAACTGTGCAGATA